ACCCTCTCTGACCCGTTCTCTCCCCTCAGTGCTTGGCTGATGGCAGTGTGACGTTGAGCATCGATGCCATCTTCGCCTTGAGTTCACTCTTGAGCTTCTCTACATCTAGATCGTTCTCATCTTTGTCACCAGTGTCATTGAACATACCAATGGACTTGCCCATCATCTCCAATGCTCTGAGCTTGTCACTCACTCGCTCTGTGTTCTTGGCGTGTTCGAATAGCTCTTGCATGATGAATCGCCTTGTGGCTAGTTCATCGTTGATCACCATCTCTCGTTTGGCTTGGAAGACAGGTTCAAGTAGTAGAGTAATCCTGCTGTCATTCAACAGACGGTTCGCATTTGCCATCACTGTTGCGTTTGTACTGTTCGCACAGTCATACACCTTCCGATACGCCTCTGCTGGACTGAGTCCATCTGCAATTGCAGAGGCGAACAATTTCATCTTGGTAGTGGTCTTCTTACTCTCAACGATTTCATCTTCCATTGGTTTATGACCGAATGGCTTTCCATCTCTTCTCTGTGTTACCTCTACTTGGTGAACGGCTGACCGTATCGCTTCGCTGTACTCTCCCTCGCCATCAATGATTGCATCTGCGAACGGTGCAGTGCTTACACCAACATCGTTCTCATTCGTTTTGATTTGTGCCATGTTGTGATCCCTTTCACTCGGTTTAAACACTCTGCATTTACATCAACACATTCTCTCAGCGGCACACACACAACGCAACTCGTTCGCATATTGCACTTCGATGCACTTGGTCACACTTCAATGCACTTCGCCACACACAACGACAGGGCGACAACTGCAAAGCAGTGAACACCAGCAAGCCAACAGCAAGACCGTTTAAACATTGGCTCACTGCAAGCTCATGCTCTGCACCCTTGTCGCCTCTTGCCATCTACTGCACTCAGCACCTACCAAGCACGAGTCCATTCGGCTTCGCCTTGTCTCTCGACCCAATCGTTCGCATTGAAAACTCAAGTACTCAAATCACCAATGAAAACAAAGGTTTACAGTGACCGTTTCCAGCTGACTCCCAAACTCGTAACTCGTTGATTCATAAGGCTTTTACAACTTACAGCAAACTTACAAAAATACCTGTTGCAGAGGTGTGTAAACGTGCTAGCATTCGTTTCGTTGTGGTGCTTGCATCACACAACAAAGACGGCTTCGATGAGTGACTCGCAAACACTCTAGCCCGAGCAGGAAAGCCCGAGAGGTACAAGCTTTCGACAGATCACCCACTTACACATTCGGGGATCGACAGAAAGAAACAGCCCTCTTGACTACGACAGTCACCTACGTTGACCGTTCGCACCATGCCTACCACTTACCCATCAGGGGGCAAACAGCGAACGATCTGACCGCTCTGAGAGGAGTGGACGCAAGGCACTGTCCCCATGCACCGTCCTCGTGAATAAGGGCGGCAAGTGGATTCCACTTCAAGCACATTGTTTCAGTGTGCTTGTGGATGCAATCCGCATCAATCATCAGGAGGCTATCCATGACACCATCACAAGTCTTAAAACACAACAAGTACGAACTCATTGCCGCACAGAAGTCGTTCGCAAAGCACCCTAGTGCAACCAACTGGAGAAAGGTTTTGTTCCACATGGAGTGCTATCAAATGCTCTTCAACAAATCTCTGCAAAGGAAAGAGGCTCACGCATGAAATTCACTCTGATCGTTATTCAATACAAGGATTGGGAGGAGGTAAGAAATTTTGAAACAGAAGAAGAGGCACAAGCGTTTGTCGATTCTTACCCTCGTTTTGGCGGTGACCTGTCTCGGGTCATCAGGAATGGCAACTGGCAAATCATCAGCGAGGCTCACGCATGAAACAGGATTTAGAGCGAATCACAGAGGCGCTTGAAGAGGCGTACAAGGCTCTTCAGCAGGGCGACAAAGACATTGCGTTGGCTTGCATTGCCTACGCACAGACCATCATCAACGGCACAAACAGGGAGGTTTAAACATGGAGATCAAAGTTTTTTTCGAGGTGCATAACGGCTACACCGAACAAGTTGCAGTGTTCGCATCTGAGGCGGTGTATGCCGCTTGCCTCCCTGCGCTTGAGGCGTTAGCCAATGAGCTGGGCTTTGACTCAGTGACAGAGTCGGTGACCTACGAACAGCAGAGCCTGTCTCATGCCTATGCAGAGCGGGGTCTTGAGGATCGCACCAAGCCCATTCGACAACTGCCTGAGTTTCACGGCTGGAGTGACGCTCAAATCGCCAGCTACTTTGAATCGCTTTAAGGACAACTGATGAGGCTTGATTAGCCGAAAGCGCAGAGATGCGCTCTTGTTCAACTTTATGGAGGCTTATCCATGTACTACGTTCTCATGTCTCTCGTGTCCGCATTCACGCTCTTCGCTGGCTTCTCGTACAGCGATGGCATTCCATTCTGGAGTTTCGTTACCGCCATTGGCGGCTTCTTTCTTGGTCACGTTGTGACTGAGGCACTCAACCACAAGGAGGTTTAAACATGGTCATCGATTCAAACAGCCCATTGGCAATGCGTGGCATCAAGCGCAGTGTTCCAGCCATTGCAGTGCCACTCGCAGAGATGGTTGATTACTGGGGTTCGCCCTGCGATGAATACGAGAAAGGTTGCTCTGCCTGTACAGCGTGGAGCTTGTTCAACAAGTCAGGCAAGTTTGCTACTGACGCTGAGGTCAATTCAAAAATGAAAGAGGAGGTTTAAACATGACTGCTACCAACCGTGAAGAGTGGCTTGCCCACGCTGTAGAAGAGCTTCGTTCGATCTTCAATGCGAACGGTTTCCCACTGCCTGACAAGATCAGGGTGACCTGTGGATTCCCATCCAGCAAGGCTCGTTCGCAACACCGTGCCATTGGTGAGCATTGGTCACCCAAGGCATCGTCCGATGGTCACCATGAAATCTGCATCAGCCCTGTGGTTGATGACGCTGTCGAGGCGTTCGCAATTCTCTGCCATGAGTTGTCTCATGCGGCAACAGATGGCGATGGTCATCGTGGACGTTTCCCTGCTTGCGTTCGTGCCTTGTGGCTTGAGGGCAAGGTCACCGCAACAGAGGCTGGTGACTTGTTCAGAGACAACTTCGCTCCACTGATCCAGTCATTGGGCGACTACCCACATGCCAAGCTGAACATCTCTGCTGTTCGCAAGGTGCAGTCCACTCGCATGATGTTGGCTCAGTGTCCCACCTGCGGATACAAGATTCGACTCACCGCCAAGTGGTCATCGACTGGTCTGCCTTGGTGTTCGCATGGACACCCCGACAGCACCAACGTCACTCAATTTCAAACCGTTTAAATCAGGAGGCTTCCTATCATGTCAAAAATTTCTCAAGCTCTTTCGCTCATCTCCACAGGCAAACTCAATGCCGCCCTCGTGCAAACAGGCTACGGCTCAGAGGTCAGTGCCGACAAGGTGCGTGTGGTCACCATCCTCACAGACATTGTCAACAAGGGCGGCATCACCCTTGCTGAGATTCGTGACCTCGTGCCGCTGTCAACAGCAGTGATCAACGCCAAGCAAGCACCGTCAGCAAACACTGGTGCAATCAATGATTCGATTGGCTTGGTGAATGACGCACTCACCGAGGTTCGCAATTCGCAGACGATAGTCTCGACAACCTACAGCCTCGCATCCAAAACGCTGGACGAGGTGCGTGACTTGCGTAGCAAGATCGTCACGCAAGCCGACAAGATTGAGCGTGACTTGGTCAAGCGCATTGACACTGAGGTTGGCAAGATCACAGGCGTGGACTACAGCAAGATCGACAACGCCATCCGCTCAGAGGTTGGCAATTTGTTCTCCTCGTTTAAACAGTCTGTCACGCCTGAGCAATTGCAGACCGTTGCCAACAGCGTGGCGGTGTTCTCAACACACAAAGCCTCTGAGATTTTCCCTGCGCCCTTGTTCTACCAACAAGACGGTGAGTTGGTTAATTTCGAGGACATGGAAGTGCTGGTGTGGAATGACCCCGATGCACCTGCCATCGTTGATGACTATGTGTTCAACCCTGCCAACTTGCATCAGGCACTTTGTGCATTGAGCGAGTCCCTGCCTGACAATGTCTGGCTTGCTGGTGAGCGTGGTACAGGCAAGACCGAGTTTGTGAACCAGCTTGCCGCTCGTCTCAAACGCAAGCTGTTCCGCATCAACTTCGATGAAGCGATGGAGCGGTCAGAATTCATTGGCGGCAACATCGTCAAGAACGGCTCAGTCGAATGGAAAGCTGGTGTCATCACTCAAGCCATCAGCCATGTCGGCTCGTTGGTCTTGCTGGACGAGATTGGTTTCGCCAGAGCGCAGAACCTTGCCGCTCTCCATGCATTGTGCGAACGCTCAGTGCATCGTGCGATTGTGATTGCAGAGACAGGCACTCGCATCCCTGTTGCATCACACGTTGCATTCTTCTGTGCTGACAACAGCAACGGTCATGGCGATGCGTCTGGCAACTTCGCTGGTGTGCGTGATCAGAACACTGCATTCATTGATCGGTTCAGCTACACGCTGGAATTCAACTACCTACCACACGCTGATGAAGTCGCACTCATTCACAAGCGCACTGGTTTGAATGCTGATGCCGCCAATGTTCTTGTGACCTTTGCGAATGTGGCTCGTGAGAAAGCAAGGGCTGGTGTTCTCACTCAGCCTCCATCTCTGCGCCAGATGTTTGCATGGGCAAGAGCAGTGACCAAGGGCGTACCCACGGTGACAGCGTTCCGCTCTGCCATCGTCAACAAGTTTCCTGCCGATTGCGAACCTGAGTTGGTAGGCATCTTCACCGCCACGGTCAACACCGTGGAATTCAAATCCTTTTTGAACAAGTAAGGGGGCATCATGTATTTAGGCACACAAGTGAAACGAGGCGTTGCAACAACGCTTGAGCGAGTCTTCCAAGCAAGCGGTCAGAGCATCGACAAGCTTGAGATTCTTTGGTCTGGCAAAACAGCAGGGATCATCTTCAAACGCTCCAGTGCAAAGACATTGGCTAGTGTGCAGTTGATCTTCCCATCGATTGATGACATGGCAAACATCTCACGCAAGGTGTTCAACAACACGCTTGGCTATGCACTGCATGAGCTGGGTCATGCATGGTTCACCAACAACGCACCGTGGGATGAGGCTCGTACCCAGCACGGCTCTTATGTAAGCTCATTGATCAACGGTCTTGAAGACCCACGCATTGAGCAGTGTGTCATCGACTCAGGCTACGCACCGAATGCCAAGGCGTTGTTTGAAGAGTTGACCAATTCAGTATTGGACGATAGCGGCTATGTCAAGCCTGATGACTTGAAGAATGTGCCGTTCATGTTGGCGATTGAGGGAAGGCGTTTAAACGGCTACCCAATCAAACACGCCACGGTGTTGGGTGCGTCCCCTTGGTCTGCTGATATTGAGTGGGCTTTGAAGTCTGCACAAAAAGCAAAGAACACGCAGACCATCGCTGACATTGCCATCGAATTGTTCAAGCGTTTACAGCAAGCGCATGAGAAACAAAAGCAACAGCCCAAGCAACCGCCACAAGAGCCACAAGGTGATGGCGGTCAGCAGGGCGATGACGGTCAGCAAGGTGACCAAGCTGGTGACCAGCAGGGTGATCAGGCTGGTGACCAAGGCGGTCAGCAAGGCGATAAAGCTGACGGTGAGGGCAAAGGGTCAGGCGGCAAAGATGAGGGTGCTGGTGACGGTTCTGACAAGCCTGAGCAGGGGTCTGGCGATGGTCAGCAGGGCGAGTCGCAAGGTGAGCCAAACAATCAGGGCGGTAGTGGCTACAGCAATGACCCATTCAATGACCTCAAGCGCAAGCGTCCTGAGTTTGACAAATTCATTCAGAATGGATTGCGTCCACACACTGCACTTGCAGACAAGATCAAGGTTCGCCCTGCAATCCTCAAGCCTAAGATCAACGAAATACTTTTCTTCTAAGGATCAATCATGCGTATCGACAAAGACACCGCAGACAGCGTTTACAAAAACAACTACACACTCACGCCATCAGGCATGGGTGGAACACGAGCCAACTTGCTACGCATCTTGCGCTCCAACGATCTGGTGAGTTGGTCAAGCCATGAAGAGTCGGGGCGTGTTGATCGCAAAGCGTTTACACGCTATGCGTGTGGTGATGCCAACATCTTCAGCAAGCGTGAGGTGCGTGAGGCAGAGCGGTCAGCGGTCAGCATAATGATCGACTGCTCTGGCTCAATGAACTACCACGGTGAGATCGCTGTCGCTTGTCAGGTTGCAATTCAGCTATGCAAGATTCTGGACAAAGCCAACTCTGAGTTTAGTGTCACGGGTTTCTATGGCAACGACACAACTGTCGAGAGCGATAAGGCTGGAGCATCACGAGAGATACTGGTGAGAGCCGAACGCCCTGTGTTCATCCCATTCAAAAAATGGGGCGAGTCGTTGGGCAAGGCATCATCCAAGCTTGGCGCAATATCTCAGTGCGCTCAAGGTTCAACGCCAGACTATTCATCGATTGCTCTGGCGATTGAAGACTTGGCGACACGCAAAGAACAGCGCAAGGTTTTGTTCTTGCTCACCGATGCGAATGGATACCATGCCGAACACATGAAGTATCTACAACAGCTTGCCGACAAACAGCGCATTACGCTGATTGCGATTGGCATTGGCAACACCAAGGTTGATCAGTGTTTCACCCACGCTGAGAATGTTCGCAACATCCAAGACTTGACCAGCGCATCGCTGAACAAGGTTTTGAAAGTCTTGAAGTAAACCAAGGGGGCTTG